GTCGTTATCTCTAAATCTACGGCTTACATCAGGGCGTGGTAGGCGAGCAAAGATAGCAGGGCTAATCGTCTGGACATTTGACCAAAGGATATTAAAGCGAGCATTGGGGTTGGTTTTATTGCGGCTATCGTCTTTATATTTCTTCAGAATCTTATCGACTCGTGCTTCCCAAAGTTTAAATGACCGTTCATAGGCCATAATCTTGTCATACCAATCTGAGTAGGTATGTGATACTTCTGCTCGCAATTCGGACATATAAAGCCTTATGAGAAGTTTCCGACTACTACTGCGCTAACACCAGCGCCAGTTGTGATTTTCCATGCGCCATTTAACGATTGGGCTTCAACGGTTAATGAATAAACACCTAATGCTGCATTAGCAGGAATCAATGGAATTGATGTAGAGCCATCAATAATGGTTAAAGTGCTTGTTGAAGATGTGGTTACAGTAGCAATAACACGAACTAAAACATCACCTGCTGCACCCACATTGCCCATAACTTGAGCAGTAGTCGATGGTGCAACATATTCGTAGGTTGTTCCGTAAGGAAGTTGGATGCCAGACATTTAGATTCTCCTGTTGTTGGTGGTTGCTGGTTGCTTCCACATATCATTTAAAGTTACATCAGTTTCGCCCACAAATAACCCTTTAATTGGGTCATCTTTGGTCAAGATTCTTTCTTCCTCTCGCCAAGCCACCGCAGCCATCCTAAATGCGTCTGCAGCATGGCTAGTCCAATCGTGCCGAGGCTTGTCTCTAAAAACCTTTCTATCATCGTCATACTCTCGCTGATATTGTCTGAGGCTTTCGATTCCATCATTACACCTTTCGCTGTCAAACCAAGACCGCATCAATAACATACGAGTTGCTTGGATTCCGTCTTGAAGTGACAAATTCGGCACTATTTTCATAGATTCTAACGGAATTTTAGCAGAAAGTTGCTCAATTATTGACTTTCCACCAGATGCTAGTGTTTTTGCTCTTGCATCGTGGGGCAGATAATGTAGCCCATATTGATAGCCAAACTCGGCAGCTTTACTTTGAATGAGTCCTGTATAGAAACTGACAGGCTGACCATTGCTTCCATGATAATCAAGGAATCTGACTTCTCCTCTTACCGTCTGCCACCACCACACACTTGTATCATCGCTGTACCCCAAATCCCAACTTGTGAAAACTTTATACATTGGGTCATGCTTAACTTTTGTAATCCTGCCCAAATCGGTAAGCTGGCGCATTTCTTTACCGTAGTAAGCGCCAATGATGGCTGACTCAAAGTCGCACTCAAACTCTTGCAGATATTGGTCTTGAGTCATGGATTTGGCAGCGTCATCAAGCTCTGACTGCGCCAACAATCCAGTCTGACTAGCTCTTAGGGTCTTGCAATACCAGTTTGGGTCGTTAGAAGCGGTGTTGTATAGTTCCCAGAAGGCATTATGACCCTTAGGCGTTCCAATGAAAACTGCCCATCCAAGTCGGTCTGCCAGCAAAGGCCGAATAATCTCACCCCAAATACGAGGGCGCATATCTGCATACTCATCTAGCACAATCCCATCGAGGTAAAGACCTCGTAAAGCATCAGGATTATCAGCGCCAAAGAGACGAATTCTTGCTCCATTTATTAGTTCCACCCATAGTTCAGATTGATTGGCTTTAGCCAATACTGGCTGACTAAACCTTAACAAGTAGTCCCATGCGATATTCTTTGCTTGGCTGTAATATGGTGCAACATAGGCATAGCGACCATCCTCTTTGCCCTCAATTAGTGCTTTATAGATTAAATCATTGATGCAAGAAACGGTTTTACCGCATCTACGATGGGCAACAATCACAGCCCAACGCTGAGTTCTATCGTGGAAATCTAGGAATACATCACGAGGTTGGTAGTCTAGTTCTACCTCTTGGACTATTTCTTCCAAGACACCACCAAGCGTTGAGGAGCTTTCTCATCACCCACAACTTCAGTACGAGCAAGTTTAGGCACAGAGTATTCAACTAAATTCTGAACAATCTCACAAGCCTTAGCTGGATTAGGTTGAACAATCCACTTTCCAGTCTTATCGTCAAAGATGCCTTTTGCGGTGCTTTGAATCCACGATTGAATAAATGGTAGGTTGCTATCAAGAATAGCTTTAACGGCTTCACGAGCCTCCTGAGTGGCTTTATTAGGCACTCCTGGCTTTCTTCCAGCCCTATTTAAGTTCTTTTCTACAGATTTCGACACTTTATTGTCCATACATTCTCAAGTAATTGATTTGTAAGGCTTTTAGTTTATCACTAATTTATTCTGTTGGCATTGGGTAGCGCAACTCACCTACAGGGCTTATAAAGGGTGATTGACCTTGTGATTGTCTGTAATTTGCCCATTGTTGGGCTTTGTTATACATATCATTAGTAATAGGTTGATTATTTAGTAATGCTTGTATATCAGCTTTATTCATTGCGGGGTTAATCATAGGGAATGAACCGTTTTCATTGCTGGCGGATAACTCAGTTGATACCATTCCGTTTTGATTAGGCAATTTACCAAAATAACCTGAGCCTTTTGGCATTGAAACATCATTAAGGCTATCTACATGGCGAAAACCATAAGGTGCTATGCCTCTTAAAGCATCAGCCATCATTACAGGGTCTAATTCACCAAAATTAGCCATGATTAGTATGGGTCTTTGCCTTCTTTTTTCATCGCAGCAGTCATAGCCTTATCAAGCATTTCTCTGCGCTTGGCTCTCTTATTCTCTTTCTCAATAAGAATATTGCCTTTACCTGCTTCCATTTCTGGCGCTGGTTTGTCTTTTCTACGCTTGGCTTGGTTCTTCTCTAAGGTAGATTCGGTATGAGGGCGCAACATAGCATCCTCTTTTTTGTATTTGCGGTTCATGTGTTCCATTACATATCCTTCATAGCTTTTTCAATGTGTTTTCTGCGGGGTTTTTTGGCGGTCTTTACGACTCATTTATTGAACTTTTCTAGTTCCATTGCCAATCTAGCTCTACGGCCTTCTTTGCCTTTGGCTTTGGTGGCTTCTTCCAACTTTTTCTTAGGGATTTTTTCGCCCTCTTTAACGCCTAATTCTTTCTTTAATGCGCCTTTATGCTTGATAGCGCCAGCAATCCAGTTAGCCATATTAGCCTTTCATGTGCTTTTTCATTGACATTTCCATAGCGTCTTTGTTTTGGGCTTCTTTTTTGCCCAATACCTTACCATAGGCTTCTTCTAACTTGGCTTTGCGCTTGCCTTTAGCGTTATCTCGTTCAACATTTAGGGCGATTGCCACAGCTTGTTTGCGTGGCTTTCCTGCGGCTTCTTCAGCTTTAATGTTCTTACCTACGCTTTTGGCGCTACCAGATTTGTCTAAAGGCATGATTATTTCTCCTGTTCAACGGATTTTAACACTTCGATAGCTTCTTGCACAGAATTTACCCGATACAAATGCCCACCTTTCCAGTTGGCAAATAGCTTGATTTGCAATGGGGTTAATTTCTTATCAGCTCCGTCTTTAACCTCGAAAAGCAAGGTATGACCCTCGTAAAGCACCAAGAGGTCGGGTATTCCTCCTCCAACTGTATGCAAAGAATAAACATCAGCACCATATTCTCGTAGCGCTTTTACAACACTCGCTTGATTTTTATCGGTTTTTTTGACAGCAAATGACATATAGATAGGTTAGTATTCAGTAACTTATTGATTATAAGGGGTAAACCTTGAAGATACTGTTGATTGATATTGAAACTTCACCCAATTTAGCCCATGTTTGGGGAATTTGGCAACAGAATGTGGGACTGTCTCAGTTATTAGAATCTTCATATACGATGTGCTACTCGGCTAAATGGCTAGGCGAGGAAGATGTTTACTTTGATTCAGTTCATCGAAACGATGCCAAAAAGATGCTTGAGGGCGTTCATGCCATGCTATGCGAAGCTGATGCGGTAGTGCATTACAACGGCTCAAAATTTGATATACCGACTCTAAATAAAGAGTTTTTGGTTCATAAAATGCCACCGCCACCGCCAATTAAACAAATTGACCTTTTGCGGACTGTTAAAAGTCAATTCAGATTCCCAAGTAATAAATTAGATTATGTAGCCCAACGCCTTGGATTGGGTAAAAAGAAAGACCATGAAGGTCATATTCTTTGGGTTAAATGTATGAATGGCGATAAAAAAGCCTGGAAAACAATGGAAGAATATAATATTCAGGATGTGATATTGCTTGAAAAGTTATATAACCGCCTTACGCCTTGGATTAAAACCCCTTTAAACAAGACAATTATGATGAAAGACAGGGATGGGTTTGTTTGTCCCACTTGTTCAAAGCCTTATCTGGTTAGTAAAGGATTTCGTTATACTACTACAGGTGCTTACCAGCGTTATCAATGTAAGGCTTGTGGCGCACATTCAACCGATACTCGTACCATAATACCTCACGCAAAACTTAAACATTTAGCATGAAACTAACGCCAGCAATCATACGCAATCTGTACAGCGCAATGGTATGCTGCGAGCCTTTTTGCCGTTGGAAAATGCCTTTACCCGAAACTGTGATGTTCATCGTGGATGCAGATATGGAGGCTATGGGCACATACCTCTGGGATGACGGCAATCCCAAATACGAACACATTATGACTATTTCAGAAGCAAGGTGCGGTCATCTTTATACAGTTATGACAACGCTATGCCATGAAATGATTCACATGAGTAGAGCTGGAACAGTAACCGAGGCATGGACTAAGCATGATGCAACATTTAGGCGCAGAGCCAAGCGTGTAGCCAATGAACTGGGTTTCGACCCACTAGAGCTTTAACCAGCCTCTTTCAAATAGCTCTCCAATAGTTTTGCGGTGTGCTTCTTCCCATCTTTCAATACGGCTAGATTTGCTGAGTAGCGCCCCTTGGTCGATTTCCGCATGGCATTTGTAGCAGAGTGCCGAGATTCGGTAATCATGTGCTTTAAGTCCTCTGCCTTTACCATCTCGAAGCTGATTTGAATGTGCTGCAACAACTGTTCCATCTTCCACTCCACAATGTTGGCAAGGTAATTGCCTGACGATTTCAAGCAGCTTTTTGTTTCGGTATATTGCCATCTGCCCACTCGTACCATTGGCGATAAAACGCCTTAAATTGTTCAAACCCTACACCAGCTAGGGCGCATTTTCCATCTATACCAACCGTAAAATATTTATCAATCTGTGTTCCATTATCTGTATTGCCGATAATGATGGTCACGATGAATCGTGGGTTTTCAGCTAATGCTTTGAGCAATATCTCTTGGCCTTTGCTTACGTTCTCATCTGGGCGCTTCCATTCCATGATTAAGAAATGACCATTACGCTCACAGATGCCATCTACATTACTTGGCACAAACAATGGATTGCTAGGTATGATGCCTTTAAAATCCGCATAATCAGTATGCGTGGCAAACATATTTCGCATTAGTTTAACCATAAGTTCCTAATTTGGTCATAGGTATTGAACTCTAGCTTGATAGTTTCATCAGCTAATTCGTGGGCAATCTTGGTGGCTTTTTCAAAGTTTTTAACAAGCGTAGCGTTGTGATAAGCCTTGAGTAATTTAGCAATTTGAAGGTAGTTTTCTGAGTAATCTTGTTTCATCTTGTTATTCTTTCTAGGTTTCGGTTAGTCGCTTGCTCTGAACGCCAAGCCTCGAACTCCATTTGTGCTTGGGTGATTTCTAATTTTAATAGAGTTTTGTTTGCTGTGGCTTCACCAATTTGCTCACAATATTCAGCATATTCAGCAGAACCATAAGCCTCTCGTTCTTGCGCCCCAAGTGATTGCTCACCCGACTTTTTCATCATAATGGCAATAATGGCTTTTTTCTTTGCTTCAAGACCAGCAGCAAGTCCTTCAGCTTCAGCATATTTACGCTTGACATTTTCAATCGTGTCATAAGCGTTGTGCGGGTTAAATTCTTTCATTTAATAACTCCCATGCAATAGTAGCCACTTGTGGCACTTGTCCATTTCCAATGGCTTTAAGTCTGTCCATCCTTGAGGCCACCCCATCAACCATTCGTACAGGTTCGGATTGATTGAAGATGGTATGTAAGTTCCATTCTTGATAGCGTTTTTGTGCGCCCCAGAACCGCCTGCATTGCCCCCCCCTGAAGGAGTTGTTGGTGTTGGCCAAATAGCTTCTTTGCGTTTCTTCAACGCTTTCCGACTGTTGCTTCCACCATCCTTGCCTGTTGTTGGGGTGTGAAAGAAGTTCACGTTGTCTGGCAACAATCCAAATTCTCTTTCTGTGATGTTTAGCTCCAATGTCTGATGCTCCCAGCACTCCCCATGACGCATCAAACCCCATCTGGGCCAACTGTCCGAGAACCACACCGAGTCCTCTATGAACGAGCATTGGGGAGTTTTCCACAAAGACGTACTTGGGTCGTACTTCGCAAATGACCCTAGCCATTTCTTTCCACATTCCACTTCGTTCGCCTTCAATTCCTGCACCTTTTCCTGCTGCGCTAATATCCTGGCATGGAAATCCTCCAGATATGACATCAACAATTCCTCGCCACGGCTTTCCGTCAAAGGTTTGAACATCATCCCAGACTGGGAAACTTTCAAGAAGTCCGTCATTTTGCCTGGCGCACAATACGCTTGCTGGATAGGCTTCCCATTCGACTGCACAGACTGTTCTCCATCCAAGCAAATGTCCTCCAAGTATTCCTCCACCAGCACCTGCGAAAAGAGCCAACTCATTCATAGTTCCCTTTATTTAAGTGCCATCCATAAACCGACTTGTGCAAAAGAATATCCCAACCAAATCATAGCGTTAGGTATAGAACCTTTGCGTAATTGCAATACGCCTACCATCAAATACCCAAGTCCTGTTGCTGCTATTATGGTTTTTTCCAACATTTATATTCCCCTTTGTTACCTAATTGCCATTGAATGTAAAAGTCTTGTAACAAAACTTCAGATACTTTTTGTTTTGACAAATACATTCTAAATTTTTGTAATCCCCATTCATGTCGCCATTTACACAACTGCCTGACGGCTGATTGATGTAGAAATTCGCTGTCGTAATTGGGCGAAAGACTCTCCTGCATAAGGCGTTATTCCTAATTCTCTGGCTTTAGCAAGAGTCAATTCATCAGTCGAATACCAAGGCAAACTTGGTGGCTTTTTAGTGGTTACTTCAAAGTCTAGCTCATCCAAATACCGCATTTGGTTTAACCAAGTGGCTGGATATGGAATGTAGTCTTTTTCCGTACCTTTTAGTTTCCAATATTTAAGATGGTTTGGCAACTGTGCCATTACTTCATCTTTCTCGGCTTGGTTTAACTTTTGCCAGGCTTTCATTGCTGCGCCTTTTGCGACTTTTTTAGGGTATAACGACCAGAACTCGTCAAACATTACTGCATCACCCTTGGTGACATTGGTGTTGATGGGCTTGGCGGTGTTGTATATCCAGTATTGCCAATTACTGTAGTTGTAACGCCATTTGGAGTTGTGATAACCACTTGGTTATTATACAAAGTTGCAGTTTGTGTAATAAAACCTTGTGGGTTTACGAACTGGGCTGTATTGCCTTGAATTTGCACCGTACCCATGTTGTAACCTTGTGGGCTAGTTAATGGATAAGTCTGAGCGTGTGAAGGTACTGCATATCCAACCATTGCGCCCAAAATGCCACCTAACAAACAAGCTAGTAAAAAGTCTTTCATTTAATTTCCCCTTAAATGTTTACTCGTTATTGAGTAAATGTAGTTTGCCCAATAGTCTTTAATAAGTCTAGTTAAATCTTTTAGTATGTTGCTTTTAAGCTACTCCCAAGCGGTTTAAGCGCACCTAGCCTACCTAGGTTTGCCTTCAAAGTTCTCCCATTGCGGAATCGCTCACCCGACAGTCTTGCGAGGCACAGGCACTATCTTCGCCACCTGTATTGCGCTATTTCAGCCTCTTACCCTTCTGGTAACGCTACTACCTTAGACCGCCACGATGTCGTTAGAGCCGCCAATCTAAGGGGATTTTATTCTACACTATTCTCTTTCTATAAAAGCGTTGTTTTTAAGCAACTCAGGCCATATAAGCCAAAAGTTCGTTGGGAATATGTCTTGCCTTGTAATTAGCCCATGCGACTCTTTTTCAAGAGTTGCCGCCAAAAATACGAACTGGGCATAAGGAATGTTGTTTTTTCGCCATTGGGACACAGCATTAGGGGTTACCCCACATAATTTGCCCACTTTTGTTGGCCCACCAAGTAAATCAATAATGGCAGAATCGGTCAGTTTTAATTTCATCTGTGCAATCTTACAGCCTATGTTGTTAATTTGCAAATAGTTCTTGACAGACACTTGAATTAGCTTACAATTCTATTTATAGCAATTTCGCTATGTATCTAAGGGGAATTTAGATGGATGAAATGTACCAAGTAATGACCGAAATGGAAGAACGCTTGGAAGTAGCGTTGAATAACATGGAATACGGCACAGAATTGTCGCAAGACGATGTGGATGTAATTCGTGCTGCTTGTGGCAAACCCAACAATAAACGCAATGTATTGCTACAAAGCGTATTCAATGACTTTGGCAACATTTTTGGAGGTTCAAATGCGTCAATCTGAATCTATCGCCAACTTAGCCAAAGCATTGTCAATCGTTCAGGGAAAATTAACTTATGCGACCAAAGATTCTGCAAATCCGTTTTTCAAGAGCCGTTATGCTGACTTGGAATCTGTTTGGGATTCTTGTCGTAGTTTGCTTGCTGAGAATGGCTTGGCTGTTATGCAGTTTCCTGGCGAGTATTTTGACGGAACAATGTCACTCACTACCGTTCTCAGTCATTCTTCTGGCGAATGGATTAGTAAAGAGATGTCTTTACCAGTAACCAAACCAGATGCACAAGGCGCTGGTTCGGCATTGACCTATATGCGTAGATACGCTTTAGCAGCAGTTGTTGGAGTGGTTCAAGCCGATGATGATGGTAATGCAGCAAGCAGTCCACAAGTTAAACAATCAATCGTAAAAGCAAAGGAAATCTAATGGCCTACGAAATGAAGGAAGGCAGCGCATCGCTGTTCAAGAACAATCGCAAGACCTCTGATAATCACCCAGATTACACAGGTTCAATCATGCTCCAAGGCAAAGAACATTACCTTAACGCATGGATTAAAGAATCTGCAAAAGTAGGTAAGTATTTCAGTATTTCGGTGGGCAAAGTCAAAGAGCCTATAGGCTTTAAAGCTAGAGGTGAAGATGAATTGCCTAAACATACGATTGATGACGATTTAACACCATTCTAAGGAGAAAGCCATGCTAAATCACATTAGAGATGTTATTGGCGATAAAGCCATTATTTCAACCCAGCCTTTTGGCGTAGATGAAGAACGACAGTTGATTGCCTTTGAAACACAAGACTTAACTGCTGTAATCAAAGATGTGATTCAAGTATGTGCTGACTGCTGTTTGGATGCTACCAGCCGTAACGCTATTTTAAATTTACTTGATTGAGGAAAACATGATTAACTTATCACTAGAAATCCAAGAAGTAGAAGCATTGTTAAAGCATATTGAACAATCTGCAAAGTCACTTATTGCTAAAATTCATGCTCAAGTTGCACCACAAGTGGCTGGATTAAACCAGCCTGTTCAACAACCAGAAGCATCTGCTGAATAATGAAATCTAAAGGGGAAAATTTATGTCTCAGCATTGGTACGATGCCAAAACTGGTGAACCTCGCTATACAACTATTGGTAAAAACGGAAAACCCAGAAACACCACCTTGCGTGATGCCAAGGCTAGTCCTGGAACTCTCGTGCCTTCGGTCAGCACGATACTCGGACAACTTTCAAAAGATGGATTAAATACTTGGTTTCAGACCGAGGCAATTAAGGCCGTTATTGAAAACCCACGCTTAGATGGGGAAGATGAAAAGGACTACATTGACCGTTGTTTAGACTTGTCTAAACGCAAGTCCAGAGAAGCTGCCGATAGAGGTACGATGATTCACGACTGGATTGAATCATTCTATAACCAAGAGTATTTGCCTGATTTGCCTGTTTATGTTCGTAATGTAGAAAGCATCATTAAACAGCATTTTGGCGAACAACTTTGGGTAGCCGAGCAAAGTTTAGTCAATCAACAAGAAGGTTATGGTGGCAAGTGCGATTTATATGCCAAACCAAACCATGCCTTTAAAGGGGTCGTGATTGACTTTAAAACGACACAGAAAAGCCCTGGTGATTTAACACCCTACCTAGAGCATACCATTCAACTGGCAGCTTATAGAGAGGTTTTAGCCCCTGAAGCACGATGCGCCAATGTCTATATCAATGGCGATACCAATGAAGTGGCAATTTTCGAACATGATGAACAAGATTTGCGTGATGGCTATCAAATGTTTGTTAATCTAGTTCAAATCTATAAGTTGCGAAATAAGCTAAACTGACTACGAGGCGGCAGACTGGATTTCCCCTTTCCAGACCACACACATCACGAAGTGTTCTGCTGCCTCACCTTATCTATGACCGAAAGCGTAAAGAAGCGAGTAGGTCACCTTTTCTATAAAATACCTATTGGGGCGTTAAGCCGCCAATGTAGGATGCAGTAATTGGGTAATTTTGCGGCTTTCTGACCCATTGTTATCAACTGCCAAATACAGCCCTGTTTCTTTTTTGCAACTAAGGGTTTGTCATAGTGGCTTTTTCTTGCTAACCACAATAAATTACTATCAACAGGTCAAGCATACTTCAGTTCAACAAGCCGCAGGTGTACGACTAAGCAGCTTGACTTGTTTTTTAATAAGGGGAAATTATGAAAGACGGTTACTACATCAATACAGTCATTTTTGGCAACACAGAAATCGACTTATACGGTTACAACAACGAAATAGAATACGCATATATTGGCGACCACAATATTAGCGAAATGGTTAAAAGGCTTGATTTGTGGAAAACGATTGAAGATGAACTCTACGAACAAGTTTAAATGACATACAAAATTAACCATATGAGGCGCATATTAGATGAGGTAGCGCCTTGTGATAACTGTATTCATAAACAGCGTTGTGGAGACTATGAGATGGCTTGTCGGGTTTTTTCTACTTATGTCATCAATGGTGAATATAAAAAAGAAACGCCTCGCAATCCAACTTGCAGCCTTTATAACAAGATATTTAAAGAAACAGATGAAAGGGC